AGCAACAACAGAGAACGACAAAACCCCAATCTTTGGATAAATATTTCGAAAAGAAATACCAGGGGAGAGAACCCACCTGGAGTGGGTAGGAGCGACATACACAGGAGTGATGTGCCCCCTACAATTAGGTCTTCGACCTATCAATCTCTCCCTATCATTCCATTTATCCAAAGGAACAATGACAACCCGGAACCTGCTGATCAAGGCAATATCTTAGAACAAGCACTATCTGCGATAGCTAAAGCAATTGAATCTTTTTTAACAAAAGATAAGATGCTTAAAACTATCCGAGTTCTAAGTCCTTGCCTAGCCATTGTAACTAATGTATCAGTATTAGTGCAAATGGACCATGGTTTTATCAAGACACCATTAGTGGTAACCATGCTAGGTGTTCATCTAGTAGCCATTATTGATGCTATATTACAGGCATTTGGAGTTGCAAACATAGCTTATTCTTTCATATCTCATCATGTGAAGACAGCTATAGAGCAAATCGTAATGCCTGTAATAAGGAAACCAATGGAGTGGATCAAACCAAACGTATCGGAAATCATCATCACTGTGATGGGATGGCTTCGACCAATTCTATCCATATTATTTCTAACAGTGGGATTCTTTTTCCCATCGATTAATATGGATGAATGGTGTCGTAGTGTTAATACGAAAATAGCAGCAGTCAACAACATCCAAAATGCAACCACCGAATTAACCAATAAGGTTTTGGAGGATGTATGCGGAGTTGATCTATATGGATCAAAACTTTTGATTTCGAATAGACAACAGATTGCTGAAGAAGGTATAGAACTATGTAAAACCTCAACTGAGGTTTTTATTAGAGATCTAACCAAACGCCAACAATTATTTTCGTATACAAAACGAGCCACCGATACTATAGCGGAGAAGATCCCGAAAGAATCAGCAGACTTGACAAGGACACTATCCCCTTTCAATACTATTATCCACGCGAACATCAAAACACTATCCGAGATTATTAAGACGATCGAAGAATGTACACAACTCACTAGCAGACCACCTGCTATAGGAGTGTTACTTTCTGGATTGCCTGGTGTAGGAAAATCAAAATTTTCTGAATACGCTATGGCTCAGATCGCCTCAAACCTCGGATTGGATAAAGAAGTATACTCCGTATCGAAAAGCGGGGATTATTTTGATCCTTATAAAGGTCAGCATTTTGGAATTCATGATGAATTCTTATATGCTAGATCTGAGGATCCAATAATCCCTATCCTCACGAAATTACTTTCTGGGGAATATTTCAATATGGAGGGGGCAGCAATTCACAATAAGAAACAAACATGTGAATTGAAAATGGTGACTTTGACTACCAATGGACAAGACCCGAGTAAGAAACTGGTTCAAAAAATCGATGCCAATGCTGTAAAAGCTATTTGGGATCGTATAGTGCGCGTTAATGTACTAGATAAATTAACAACTTCTAGACACGATGCCACAGGTAATACCCACCGTAAACCAGATTTTACTCACCTGACACTGAAATTGACTATCAGCACAGAGGACAAACCAGACGAAATGGAGTACGTACAGATCACCCCTAGTGAGTATATTATGTACTTTACCTACAGGATAGCTAATAATATTGTTAGCTTCTGTAAGGATAATAAAGTAGATATATACCCAGTAGAAAAGATGCAACAGTACATGGCCGACCATCAATCAGCCTTTGAAGTACTATCTAAACGCTTAATTAGCGTGATAGGTCTTCCAGTAGAGGATGTCGATGGAAAAATACCATCTTTGACCTTCGTGAGACGGAATATGGAAGGAAGAAATTTCTTTGTAATCCGTTTGGAAGGAAAAGGTGGTACAGGCAAAAGTACAACAGCAGAAAATTTGGCCGTGAAATTCTCTCGCATATTTGATATGGAGATTGAAAATGTACAAGCCCATTTCCCAATGCCAGGACCAAAACCCACTATATATATTGTAGATGATATATTAACCACAGTTAATAGCGACCAATATCTAGAGTGGATCAACCGGACAAACCAACGTAGTATAATCATCATCTGTACGAATCTAATATTAGAACAACGTAGAACATGGATGATGAGCAAATACACCGATGTATCTTTGCATTCTGAGTCATCTGGAATAGCAAGAAGAATCGGTGTAATGGGAAACTACAAGCACAAAAAGACTTGGGGTTACGTGGATAGCAGGTATTCTACAACAGTTACCATGCAAAATTCAATGTATATTGAATCCAATCTCCACGACTCCCAAACTTTGATGCAACTTATGTATATTAAATACATAGCTTTTGTATCCAACTCACGAGAACTCGTTGTCATTAATGACAACCATGGAATCCAAGATCCAGATCTACATATCCGTGCGAAAAACTTTCAAACATTTTCTGATACGATGAAAAGTAAAACGAAATTGTTGAAAAGTGTATTATCGTCTAATTCCGATTTTTCGATAAGGCCAAAGGATATGACGATACTGAAGGAGTTCTCACAATTGGATTCACCAGATGCATTCATTGTGCAAAACATGACGAACAAGGCAGAATTCGAGGAAAACGTCAAAACTATCGTATCTAAGCTGTGTATCTATAGACCAGAAACAACGGTCGTTATAGATATAGAAGAAGAAAATATCACAGCCGGATACAAGGACAGGTGTTTATATCTAATGAAGGATTTGTGTGATGTATCAGCGATCATCAAGCATTCTGACAATACGATATTCATACCCAAGAATGGAGGTATTCATGAGCTAGAAATCACTGATTTGGCTTGGTTCAAAACACAAGCAGAAGCCAAAAGAGGATGTGTTGGCCTTAGTGCCACAGAGATGATAATGATTGATACGTATATTAATCGCATCCCGATCCTACAGCGAACTCTAGATCTATACATCCATTCATACACGATAGAACGTGACGTCCTCAAACACAAAGCCAAGACCCTGAAAAACAACCACAATCTGGAAAAGTGCCTGGCGTTCATCCTCGGACTCAGTAGTGTTATTCTCGCTGGAGTCGGTATCTATGATCTATACGATCGCATAAAAGCTCGTAAAAATGTCATGGATATAATAGATGAAGCGCGACATAACACACTCGAAGATGAAAACCACGCAATCCAGAGAAAGATCATGCAGCGATACCAGAAAGAATTTGCTGCTGGTCGCTGTCATGAGGTTGTCAGGAAAGGAATTATTGAGGAATTCGGAAAGGAAGCATGGCAAGAAGCAGAATGGACTATGCGATCCAATACCTCGAAGCCTAGTTTGACCGTCCAAGAGATGATCGAAACAGGTGAGTGGATCGCGTTACGTAATCATTGGAGAGATCACCCAGATGATATGCCAATAATGAATCGTAACCAAATCACGTCCGAAATGATTGAATTCCAACAGAGTAATCAAATTGAAACTTTGAGTAAACTGTTGGAGATCAATACAGTCCTCCTAATTAACACAAAAACAGGAGGACGCAATTTTGCTCTTGGACTGTATGGATCTTACTTAGTATCCGTAGCTCATGCCGTAGCAGACGATATGGAAGCTTGCACCATTATTAATAATGGTGTGCAATACCCAGTCGCATGCGTATATCTATCAAGAAAAAGAGATATTGCATTTTATGCAGTGAAGAACAACGCTTTTTCTTTTAGAGATATCAGAGGGCATTTTGCTGACGCAGATTTATTTGGTAAAACAAATGAAGGATACTACCTGAGAACCATAAGCGATAATAGAACTATCGCTGCATGCACGATCCGGTACACAGCAAAGAGATTAAACCCTATCACTGATGATAGTCCATATTTCAACCCTGATGAAGGATTGTACACTGTGATGTTTGCGACATCACAGCGTCCAATTTTTCTCAAATCAGGAGATTGTGGATTTCCACTAGTGGTAAGGACAAATCAAGGCCTAAAAGTAATTGCAATTCATAATGCAGTTACTCCAACATCAATGGCCTTCTTTGCCTCAATAAGTCAACAAGATTTTGGCTTGATCCCCACCACCCAGACGAAACAACTGAAAATCGAGAGCAACACGCATATCTATCACTTTAGTAATCCAGGGATTAAATTCATATCACATGAGTGGTATGAAAAGATCCTAACAGCAGAGCTAAAAGAACCAAAGCTCCCAAGGCATGGATTAAATGTGATAGGCTATTGCAAAGAAGCCCATCTCCCCAGTTTCCCAAAAGATTCACACCGAGAATTGCTCCCTAAACTCATTAGAAATGAATTGCAAGAAAAATTGCCGACTAAGCCTTCAGCACTTAAATTCAATCCTAAAGTAATGAAACCAGATAAATTAGTAAAAGATAAATTTGGAGAGCCCCATACTTTATGGACTCAATCGGTTAAATATTCCCATAAGGAACCTCTTTACAATCAATTTGACCCAGTAGTATACAAAATTAGCTTAGATATAATTAAACAGAGAATTGCTAGGGATTATGGAGCACCAACGGTAATGAATCTAAAAGAAAACATCAATGGAAACAACACGAGCAACAACAAGGGATGGGATGTAACCACTTCAGCAGGTCCTTTATTGAAGAAACTGTACGCAGTTCACACTAAAGAACCTCTGTTTGAGAACAAAGGCCAAAGCGGAGAAAAACCTTTCTATATCTTTAATAAGACACCAGCAGCTGTACATACTCGGGAAATGTATGAAAAGTATTGTGAAGCGCTGGAAGCTGGAACACCAATAGCAATTTGGTGTAAAGATAATAGGAAGGTAGAGCTTCTACCAAGTGATAAAGTCACAGAAGGAAAAGTGAGACTTTTTAACGAGATTGACTTCTCGGTTAACTTGGTATTGAAGAAATACTTTGGCCACATGCTCTCAAAGATCTTGGATAACCATGTCGAAGGTCCTTACAAAATCGGAATGGATGTTTATTCTGAAGCAACGTTTTACAACAAAATGATGAATCAAGTTGATGGTAATTTACTATCAACTGATATATCAGGTTGTGATAAAACTATGCCTAAGGAAATCATCTATGATTTTTGTGAGGCTTTTTGTCAAGGCTATGATCCAAAGCTGGTTAAAGCTCTCGCGCAATCATTGATTTATACCATCCATATTATGGACGGGATCATTTACACCGTTGATGGAGGAAATGAGTCTGGTAGTTTTGTAACTACTATGCTCAATTGCTTCGCAATGGAGATGATCACCGTTTATCCTGTGGTGGAAAAACTGATGATGAAGAACCTGACACCGACACTGAACCTTGTATGTGAATCCATGAATGCTATATATTATGGAGACGATCGATCAGTCCGCTTCTCAAAAGAGCTGTCTATTCAAGATAGTGATCTTGTGAGATGCGGATCGTACTTCAATTTTAAGGTTACACCAGCAAAGGTGCAATCTGAATACATTTCTTTCTGTTCCAGGGAATTTATCCCTGATGAAGATGGAATTGTATTCCCAAAATTGAAGCAAACATCGGTCCTTTCCTGTCTCTTTTGGGTTAAAAAACCGGAAACGCAGTACATTAGTGCAAACATAAACATTGCACTATTTGAAGCTGCTATGCATGAAGAAGCTTTCTTCAGGCGTGTAGTAAATATAGTCTTGGCTATATTGAATCGGTACCCAGAAGTGACCAATTATGTCAATATTTATGATTACAACCAATATAGAACTGTTTTTAAACAGTTCATATATGGGTTGGAATCTAGTCCAGTTTTATTGAAAACGGACAAAACAGAAAAGCCAATAAATATTGAGATAATCCAAAATTTGGAACCACTCAGCATTCAAGCAAACACATACAACAACATCATGGACTTTGTATCAGCCCTCAACACCAAATCCCAGAAGGAGTCTAAGGAACCGAAGTATAGTTATACTATGACGGGACCCAAAGAAGCTCCAACTTGGGAATGTGCAGCTACATACAACGGAAAAACAACTGTAGCTCAGGCAAAGACAAAGAAAGCAGCACAACAGCAAGCTGCTAAGAACCATGTACAACCCAACAACGACACAACCAAACTGACACTGAACATGCAGATTAACGAAGATATGCTGCGAAATAAGGCTTATTTTGAGCCTTATAGTAGCGTAGGATTAGCTACTATCGACAATTCGTTGCTATCCGTTAATCTTGAACCAACCACCGACATGGATGATCTTGCCTTTCAACTTGGAGAAGATGGGTATGAAATAGTGGCACAAGACACTATTCGTATCTTTCTTGGGGGTGAACCAATCAATAAAATTCAAATATTGATTGATAACCTCCATACAACTCCAAACAATGACACCCCTATCGAGCCTGCTACTATAAACCAGGCTGCTATGGGTGCTCAAAGGCAAAACCTTCCATCCCAATCCAACCCCCAACCAACCGCAGTCAACCCAGCAATGACCAACAGTGGTGAGGATATCGTAGGAGCTATCACGACAGCTCTTCCAGAAACCCTCAACCCTATTGGTGCACCAGACATGCTAGCTGTTGGCGCAATCACTTTTGATATAAAAGATATTATATATCAACAGTTCATTGATTGCGACACTCAGATAACCGTGTCTGATGATGCTGTGGAAGGATCAATCATCGCCCAGATACCGTATGGACTACATTCCGAATATGTAAATTCATACATTAAGTATTACGCAAAAGCTCATGAGAGATTCAATGGATCTCTCCAATTTCGGTTTACCGTTATTGGTAATCCATTGTTCTCAGGAGCTATTGGTATTGCTTGGTTTCCTCGTAAAATTACAACAAATACGATGAAAGTATCTGAGCTGATGAAGTATTCTTACCAGGCAGAAGGAGTTACCACCCCATGGAATAAGATCCATATCCTACACGATGCACGACGTGAGCATTTCTACCGTCTAGTGGAAGATGAAGAGTCTGACTATGCAACACGACCTCACTTGATCATGTTTCTTATGATGTCGATTCAGAACCCACTGAAGGAAGGAGTGCAATGTCGCATTAGGATAGCTTCAAAACTCGCGAATAGCGGGGATCCTAATCCATTCACCTTCGCCAACCCTGATGTCTCTACCATCACGACATCACTCTCGACTGCACTACCCGGACTAGCCACCCCCCTCGGAAATGATGCTATCAATCAATTTCCTTCCCTGTTAAACCAGGATTGGAACATCTTTACAGATGGATCGATAGCAGCACCACAGGTGTACAAAGCAATTGGTGCAAACAGAGATTTGTACCTGGATGGACCATTGAAAGGACCTTATGTGAGGTTTGTTCATTCCACCCAGGAGTTCATTGGAAATTCACTCCAATTCTCTGACAACCAAAAGTACCCTGTATCTACCGAGGCCACAGGAGACGTCAACAAAGGTCATCCATCATTGGTTTTCTATACCAACGTACCAGAAGAACAATTCAAATTGTTCTATGTTTCGTTGAAGAAATTCACTGATGCATTGACTTCTGCGACCGACCCGCCCAGATCGAACACGGCTATCCCAGATAGCTTTTATGTATCCCTTCAGGAAACGGTAAAGGATCTCAATAAGAAATACAAAGAGACCTCATTTATTATCACTGGAATGTCTACTTTTAGACCTGATTCCACTGGTAGGAATCGTTTCGGATGCGTGAAAGTTATCACGACACATGGAGTCATTGTAATCGACATTGTGCTACAAGAGACAGATTATACTGTCCAAGTAACATCAGCCAGGGCCGATACAACAAGTGGAACTAGTAGATCGATATACGGAGATATTGACACGATGCTCACGGGAGAATTCATTCCATCTGGACTTCCAGCTGGATACCGGATTCTCAGAATAACACCACAAGCAGCATCAGCAGTCATCCGTACATCGCTCATGGTTCCAACCGCAACGGACTCCCCAATCTTCGCTAAATATTATCGAAGATTGGCAGAAAATTTGACAGCGCTACAATGTGTACAATTTAGTCTTGTTGACTCAATTTCACAAGGCACTGTCGCAACTGTAAGATACCTCCAGGAGTATGGTATCTTCGTCATCAACACCAACGACGCCGAACAATACTCCTACTTCCCCCAAACCCTTGGAAAGCTTAGCATTTCAGCTCCAGCTATCATTCTTAGGGCGAATGCGTTCCCATACACGAACACCAACAACTGGATCTCTCGTGTCTCAGCTACATATTTTCAGTACAAAACACTGAATATATGCGAGGCAGAAGAAGACCTATTAGAGAAAGTTTCTCTAGGTCTAGAAGACATCCCAGTTAAGAGGAATGCATCGCTAGGATTGATGATGGCTGGCGGTATGCTTAGTGGAATTGGATCTGCTATGGGGCAGAAATCCAAGTACAAGCATGAGCTAAACATGCAGGGGAACCAATTGGCACACGAGAAAGAAATGCAAGCCTCTGATCAGCAATACGGTTTTCAATACCAGAAGAACAACTTCAAAGGACAAGCGGTATTGAGCGGACAAAACTTCCTCCAAGCTCAAAAGCTAGCACAAAAGCAGCAAGAGTACACTCAGCAAAATGCTGAGAGAAGTTTTAACCAGCAGATCCTTTTATCAGGAGCTCGCACACCAGTCTCGGGTGTAACAACAGCCTCTTCGAAGGCTTAAAGCGTATGCATTGAAAGAAATGAGTGGTGCATATGCGGGATCTTTAATTAGATCCTGAAGCGCAGAAAAGTGAGAGCACTCCTATAAGAACCCTGAAATCTGGGCCTTTCTGTTCGCTATATATAATCAACTATTAATCATTAGTATTTAAGCATATAATCAACTAACCAACTATACGCATATTAATCAATTAGTAAGTAAGAAATGAGCTATTCTCTATAAACGAGACTCATAAAAGATAATATATAACGCCTTCTGCGA